TAGGGACTGGATTACATCGAGGTATTTGGATCAAATATTACAAATTATTAAGAGTCAAAAAAAAGATATTATTAGAATTGAATTTAAAATAGCCGATTTAAAATCGGATAATAAAGAAATAAAGAGAGAAGAACCAACACCTGCACCACAGCCTGCTCAACAACCTGTAGTAGAGGCATCAAGAGGATTAGAAGTACCTGCAATACCACAAGAAGACATGGTAAACACAGATGCTAATCCACAGAAGAATGGAATGATTGATGTCCCCGGAAAGAGTAACACAGGTATAGCAGATGATGTACCGATGGATTTACCAGAAGGGTCATTCGTAATCAACGCAGCTGCTGTAGAGTTTGCAGGATTGACAGACATTGAACAGATGATAAAGAAAGCTGAAGAAGAAGAAGAAAGATTAATAAATCAAGGAACATTGAAAAGATCAGATCAGGGAGGTAAAACACCTGTTCTTGTATCTAACAGAGAAGTAGTAATCAGACCAAACATAGCAAAAATCATAGGTCTAGATAAGTTAGAAAAAATAAACAATAGGGGGAAAGCCGAAACAGAGAGAGCTATACAGGAAGAACAGTTAGCAGAAGGCAATCCACAACCCGAAAGAGTTCAGTCACCTAAAGGTAGGATGACTTAAAAAGTTTTAGTTGATGATAACTAAAAGTTCCAGCCACCCGATTTGCCTCGGCACTGGATTTTTATAAACCCGTAAACAGCCACCCTCGTGAGAGGCACTGAGAAAGGAATAGTAAAATGGCAAAAAGAAAGACTAATGTACGCAATAAAGCAGAAGCACTAGGTGCAGACCCTCGTGAAGATATGTACAAGGGAAAGGACAGAGTAACTACTGCTGAGGAAGAAGAAACAGAAACTGAGGACACTGACATCAAGGCCACGATGGAAGCCACTCCAGAGGTAGAAGGTTTTATAGATTCCACCCAACCTGAAAGTAAAGAGGAACCAGTTCAGGAAGACGAAGGTAAGTATAAGAAAAGATACGATGACCTTAAAAAGTATTACGATCAGAAGCTGTCTGAATGGAAGCAAGAAAAGGAAGTCTTAGAAGCACAAAGTAAAGCTGCTGAAAAAGCACAACCTAAGTATGCTCCACCAAAGACACCGGAAGAACTTGATAAGTTTAGGGAACAGTATCCAGATGTATACCAAGTTGTAGAGACCATATCTCATAATATGGCATCGAAACAAGTTGAAGACCTTCAAGCTGAAATAGGTAGATTGAGTGAGAAAGAAAAGAAACTCAAAGTGCAATCAGCCTACAAACAGCTTCTGAACAATCATCCAGATTTCGATGAGATCAAGAAATCACCTGAGTTTTTAGGATGGTTAGAGCAACAGCCCAAAAGCATTTCTGAAGGTATCACAAAGAACAATACCGATCCTGTTTGGGCAAGTAGGACTGTTGATTTGTATAAAGCGGACATGGGTATAAATAGGAAACCGACTTCTGATAAATCTAAACAGGCTGCCAGAGCCGTGACTAAAACTGCTGCAAAGCAGATAAACACTACTGGTAAGACTGGAAAGGTTTGGAAGATGTCTGACATTCAGAAACTCAAGCCATGGGAGTTTGAGAAGTATGAAGCGGAGATTGATCAGGCCGTAAAATCTGGTCAAGTTGTAAATGATTAACTAGCTAATAAAGGAGGATAAATCATGGCTACTATGTCATCCGCTGCCGGATACCAAAACTTACCGGTTGGTAACTGGGCACCAGCGATATACAGTCAAAAAGTTCTCAAGTATTTCCGTAGGGCATCAGTCGTAGAAGCTATTACTAATACTGACTACACTGGGGAAATCGAGAATTTTGGCGATACGGTAAACATCATCAAAGAACCAACTATCACAGTCAAAGACTATGCTAGAGGTCAAACTGTAAATACAGAGAACCTAGACGATAATCAAATTCAATTGACTATCGACCAAGGTAGTTACTTTGCATTTAAAGTAGATGATATCGAAGAAAGACAGTCACATATCAACTTTGAAGCATTAGCAACCTCTTCAGGTGCTTATGCATTAAAGAAGAATTATGACTATAATGTGTTAAAATATATCTATGATAACGCTGTAGCATCTACAGGTACATTAGGAACTCAAGGCACATCAGCTAACACTGGTGATGAAGTTGCGAACCTAGTATCTCAAGCTGCTGCTGAATTAGATAAAAACGATGTACCAGAAGAGAACAGATGGCTCGTTGCACCACCTCAGTTTTATGAAGTGTTAAGACAAGCTGGTTCTAAAATTATGGATATGTCTGTAACTGGTGGAGGAGCATCTCCTTTACTAAACGGTAGAGTTACTGATGGTAAATTACATGGCTTTGACTTATATCAAAGTAATGCAATTGGTGTCGGTACTACTGGTAGTGCAGCTACTCAAGTTTTTGGATCATCAGCTACATCTGGTCAAACATTAATTCTATACGGACATATGTCTGGTGTTGCTACTGCATCTCATATTGCAAAGACTGAAGTGATAAGAGACCCAGATAGTTTCTCTGACATCGTAAGAGGATTACATGTTTATGGTAGAAAAGTTCTAAGAGCTGAATCTGACACAGGCTTCAAAGGCGTGTTCAATGGGCTCATGGACTTAGATTCTTAATTTTAACATATAAGGAGATAGACACATGGCTACTTGGACAATTACTGGAGGAGGTAATACAGGTCACAGTGCAGACGGTAAGAAAGTTAGAGTCATCAGCGAGATTGTTGACTTCAGCGAATTTACCATTAGCACTAATGACGTTATACAAGTTATCGAACTTCCAGCTAACTCATTAGTTCTATATGCAGGCTTAGATGTTCTCACTGCAGATAGTGCCGGAAACTCTGGTACTTTATCTTTAGGAGACGGAGCAGACGTAGATAGATACGTTTCTGCTTCAACAGCTACAGCTGGTATAGAAACAACTAGAGAAAGAGCTGGAGATTCTAGCTTAGGAACTACATCAATTGGTTATGCATATTATGCTGCTGCAGATACTATTGATCTTGTTAACGCAACAGGATCAATCAACGCTAAAGTAAGAGTATTTGCTGTAGTTGCAGACTGTGATGGATTAGGTGACACAGAAGGTCAAAACGTAACTTTCTCAACCTAATAATAACTTGGTGTGAGGGGTGTATTCCCCTCCACCCTTTTAACAAAGGTACACAATGACGACACATAAAATAGGTTCACCAGCTTGGAAGAAGTTGATAGTAAAGCAAGAGAAACCGGTTGAAAAACCAGTGCTGTCTACAGCGGAAGTAAGATTGGCGAATATAGAACGAGCAGTAAATTTAATATTGAAGAAACTAAACGAAGGTGAACAGGGGAAGGTAGAACAGGAGAAACAACTTGAGCTACCTAATTTCAAATATCCCACACTTTAAGTGTTGGGTACGTAAGGAGTTTACGCATAACCACATGAAATACCACGGTGAGTATTTACATGGGTTAGCAATAGCAGTCAACACAATACCAGACAGATGTCTTAGTTTTCAGGTGGTGTTTACTGGTATCGAAGAAGAAGACAACGTAGTCGGTGGTGCGATGTGGGCTAGAATGCCAATCACCAGTTTGATTGCGGATGAGGTGTTAGATGAAATGCCAGAACGAATGGACACACACCTCGCACAGCCTTGGGACTGTTCCTCAAGAGGTCACTCAGTAGTAGTGATGGACAGAGTAAGTTCAAGCCCATGGATATGCAAAATAGGAGGGGATTTTTACAAGGGTCGATATCTGTTTACGGTTGATTATACAGACAGCCACATATCAGACGATCCTGCACAGCACAAACAGAGTCATGTACTCCAGTTGATAGATGCTGATAAATGGACAGGCAACATAGTTGCATTACCAAACAACAGGGTTCGTGTTACTAATCCTGCTCTGTGGGTAGCAGGCGAAGGGCCACCAGACTTTGCACCTAGCCAGTATGTACACTCTGCAGAGATACACGATACGTACACTGATCCTGACGTAACTTTTAATAACTTATATAACCAATCAGAAAGGAAGACAAATGCCCGGAAGAAAAACAACAAAAAATAAAGCGAAGATGATGAAAGGCGGAATGGCCAAGAAGAAAATGATGTACGGAGGTAAAACATCAAAGAACAAAGCTAAGATGATGAAAGGTGGTAAAACATCAAAGAACATGGCAAAGATGGCTAGAGGCGGAAAGAAATCAAAGTACATGGCCAAAGGCGGAAAGACATCTAAGTACATGTCTAAAATGGCTAGAGGTGGAAAGAAGACTAAGTACATGGCTAAAGGCGGCAGAAGATAAATGGCTAGAACACCAGCTTGGCAAAGAAAAGAGGGTAAGTCTAAATCAGGAGGCTTGAACAGGAAAGGGATTGCCTCCTACAGAAAGGCTAACCCCGGCTCTAAGTTGAGCATGGCTGTGACGACTAAACCATCTAAGTTGAAGAAGGGTTCTAAAGCTGCCAAACGCAGAAAGAGTTTCTGTGCGAGGATGAAAGGCATGAAGAAGAAGTTGACGAGTAAGAAGACAGCTCGCAATCCTAATTCAAGAATTAATAAATCATTACGTAAATGGAATTGTTAAATGGCAACTACTTACTTAACATTAGTAAATAATGTACTAAACGAGCTGAATGAATCAGAGTTGACATCTGCTACATTTGCAAACAGTAGAGGTGTACAGACATCTGTAAAGAAGTTCGTGTTGAAAGCTATGCACGAGATATACAGCACTCTACAAGAAGTGCCTGACTTGTACATATCTACAAAACAGGATACGCAAGTAGGACAGAGAGTGTACGACCTACCAACTACAAACTCTCCACAGACAGGTGATGCTGAATATAGAAAGATTGATTACGACACCTTTCGTTTAGTGCCAAAAGAACTAACCACAAACGGTGAGTTCACTTCTGACATTAGCAGTTGGACAACCATAGCTGGTGCTGGTAGTGCAAGTTACAGTTCTGCAGGAAATGGTAGATTAAGACTGAATGACTTT